TTCGTTATCCAGTCTTGGGATACTGCTTTTTTGAAAACACAACGTAGTGACTTCTCAGCCTGTACAACATGGGGCGTTTTCTTCAATGAAGAAGAGAATGCTTTCAATGTCATATTGCTAAATGCTTTTCAGGATCGGATGGAGTTTCCTGAGTTAAAAGAAAAAGCGCATAAACATTATCACGAATGGGAACCTGATGCTTTTATCGTGGAAGGTAAGGCTACAGGTATGCCGCTCATTTTTGAATTGCGTCAAATGGGAATACCCGTTACAGATTTCACTCCCAGTCGGGGCAACGACAAAATAGCACGGGTCAATGCCGTGGCAGATCTTTTTGCTTCAGGTGTTGTGTATGCCCCACAAACAAGATGGGCAGAAGAAGTGATAGAACAGTTTGCATCTTTTCCTTCTGGATCGCATGATGATCTTGTAGACTCGTCAACACAGGCTTTATTAAGATTTAGACAAGGTGGTTTTATTAGGGCAGTTAGTGACGAACCTGACGAAGAATATTATAGAGATACTGTCGAATATTATTGATAGAGAGGATATCTATCTATGGCTATTGAAAGACCTCTGGAAGCAGGACCATTTAGTTCAGAAATAGATCCTGAAATATTAGAACAAGAAGTAGAGGTAGAGGTTGAAGATAATCAGCCTGATCTGTCAATCGGTATTGTTAATCCTGATGCTGTTTCCATTCAGACTGAAGATGGTGGCGTAATCATAGATTTCGATCCTCAAGTTAGTGACATGAAAACAGATGATCATACAGCTAACTTGGCTGAGATGATGAGTGAGAACCAGTTACAGGAAGTAGCTACTGAACTGGTTGGATATTTTGAGTCAGATAGTATGTCTCGTAAAGATTGGGAAATGACATACATCAAAGGATTAGATCTTCTTGGTTTAAAGATAGAAGATCGCACCCAACCTTTCCCCGGTGCGTGTGGTGTTTTCCATCCTGTCCTGACAGAAAGTATTATTCGTTATCAGGCACATTCGATGATGGAAACTTTCCCTGCAAGCGGTCCCGTCAAAACTCAAATTATCGGAGAGCTTGATCAGGATAAAGAACAGCAAGCCATGCGTGTGCAATCTGAAATGAATTATCAGATTACAGAAGTCATGTCTGATTATCGTAGTGAGCATGAGCAGTTATTGTTCTCTTTGCCGATAGCGGGGTCAGCATTTAAGAAAATTTATTATGATGTTGATATGGGTCGGGCGTGTGCTGTGTTTGTACCTGCTGAAGATCTGGTTGTTGCTTATGGTGCTACGGATCTCAGGACGTGTGAGCGTTTTACCCATGTCATGAAGAAACCATCTAATGAAGTTCGTAAACTTCAGATTGCTGGTTTTTACCGTGATGTTGAACTGGGAGATCCTGCTCCTGATTATTCTAAGATAGAGAATGCTTACAATCGAATACAAGGTGAAGATCCATCCGTTGAATATGATGACCGTTACACTCTCCTTGAGATCCATGTAGATCTTGATCTTGAAGGTTTTGAGGATATGAAGGATGGAGAGCCTACAGGCATTGCTCTTCCTTACATTGTCACCATAGATAAACAAAGCCGAACTGTTTTGTCTGTGCGCCGTAACTGGATGGAAGACGATCCTAAGAAAATGAGGCGTATGCATTTTGCTCACTACAAATATATGCCGGGTCTAGGTTTTTACGGACTAGGTCTAACCCACATGATTGGTGGCATGGCAAAATCGGCCACATCAATATTAAGACAGTTGGTTGATGCAGGAACATTGAGCAATCTTCCTGCTGGTCTGAAAACCCGTGGATTAAGAATAAAAGGTGATGATTCTCCGATAGCACCCGGCGAGTTTCGAGACGTTGACGTACCGGGTGGTAGCATCAGAGATAACATTAGTTTCATGCCATACAAAGAGCCATCAGGAACGCTCTATCAGTTACTTGGTAATATTGTGGACGAAGCCAGACGTTATGCTGCCGTACCTGATATGAATATCGCAGATATGTCTAATCAGGCTCCTGTCGGTTCAACATTAGCAATCTTGGAAAGATCTTTGAAAGTGATGTCGGCAGCGCAAGCAAGACTTCACGCATCACTAAGAACAGAGTTTAAAATACTGGTAGGTGTTATTAGAGATTACCTGCCTGAAGATTATGACTACATGGTTGATAAAAGTCATAGTCGTAAAAAAGATTTTGATGATCGGATTGATGTTATTCCTGTCTCTGATCCTAACGCAACAACGATGGCGCAAAGAATTATGCAGGGTCAGGCTGCTCTGCAACTCGCACAGCAAGCACCTCAACTTTACGATCTTCCAGCGTTGCATAGGCAGATGCTTGAAACTATGGGCATCCAAGATGTTGATAAGATTATTCCAACCTCAGATGAGGTTAAACCGGATGATCCTGTCACAGAAAATATGAATATTATTAATCTTAAACCTGTGAAGGCTTTTGATTATCAGGACCATGAAGCGCATATCAGAGTTCATTTAGCGGCGCAACAAGATCCAAAAATACAAGAACTTGTAGGCCAGTCACCGAATGCTACTGTAATACAAGCCGCTTTGGAAACTCACGTTAGAGAACATCTTGCTTTCCAGTATCGTCAAGAAATAGAAAAGCAACTCGGTGCAGAACTCCCCCCTGTTGGCGAACCGCTGCCTAGAGATGTTGAGAAGAAACTGTCGTCTCTCGTAGCCTCTGCTGCTGAGAAACTAACGCAGAAAGATATTGCCGAACAGCAACAGAAAGAAATACAAGAGAAGATGCAAGATCCTGTTGTTCAGATGCAGCAAGAAGAACTACGCATCAAGGCGGCAGATGTTGAGCGTAAAGCTAAAGCAGATCAGATGCGTGTTGAGGCTGATCTCCAGAAATCACAAACGACGGCTGAAACTGAACGAAGGCGTATTGCTTCTCAGGAAAAACAAACAGGCGCACAGATTGGCGCAAAGATTGCCACTGAAAGTTTGAGAGGTGCGATTGAAGAAAAAGACATCTCATCTAAAGAAAAACTTGAGGGCGCAAAGATAGGTGTAAAAATAGCTGAAGATCTTCTTGACAAGTCATCTCAGAAAGATTCTGATGCAACTTAATGGGAACTGAGTGTGTCTCTGCTGGGACTCCAAGGTGATCATGTGGATAGAAAGGGGCTGTAACTATGCCAGCAAAGAAGAAAGCGAAAAGCAGAGTAAACGAAGCTGGAAACTATACAAAACCTACGATGAGAAAACGCCTTTTTAATAAAATAAAAGCGGGAACAAAAGGCGGGAAGCGAGGACAATGGAGTGCGAGAAAAGCTCAGTTGCTGGCTTCTGAATATAAAAAAGCTGGAGGAGGTTATAAATAATGGCAAGAAAACCTATATCTAAAAAATCAGTAGAAGCTCCTAAAGGATTTCATTGGATGAAGTCTGGCAGTGGATTTAAATTAATGAAAGATCCAACTGGTGGGTACAAGCCACATAAAGGTGCTAGTAAGAAAGCATCTTTTGAAATACAGAAAATACACAAGGGTAGCTAATGGCCCTTAAAAAGTCACAGAAGTCCCTAAAAGACTGGACCAAACAAAAATGGCGAACCAAAAGTGGTAAGCCTTCCTCTAAAACTGGGGAAAGATATTTACCAGAAAAAGCCATCAAGTCTTTATCGGCTGCTGAATATGCAGCAACTACAAGAGCTAAACGCAAAGGAACTAAAGCGGGTAAACAGTTTGTTAAGCAACCAAAACGTATTGCAAAGAAAACGGCTAAGTTCCGCAAATGATCGAGCAGCACGTTTTATCCCGATTACAAAAATTTATTCGTGAAGCTATGAATGAAGGTGCTGACCATATTTCTATGGGCGGTGCTAAAAACTTTGATGAATATCAACGTATGGTAGGACGCATTGAAGGTATGGCTTTAGTGGAAAGAGAGCTTATTGATTTAGAACAAAAACTTATTGGCGAGGAAGAATAGGAAACGCTGTGCCTATGACAAGTCAGCGCGAAACGATTGTGTGATTATACAATCGCAAGGAGAATAAAATGCCTGTGTTAAAAGAAGTGCCTAAAGAGGATGCTGAAGTAAAAACAGCATCTCAACTCCCTAAACCTGTTGGTTATAAGATATTAATTGCTCTACCTGAGATTGAAGAAAAAACTGAAGGTGGTGTGATTAGACCTGATTATATTAGAGATGTTGAGGAATACTCAACAGTGACTGGTTTTGTTTTAAGTATGGGACCAGATTGTTTTCAGGATGCAAAGCGATTTCCTAGTGGTCCTTATTGCAAGGAGGGTGACTGGATTTGTTTCAGAGCCTTCCAAGGAACGCGATTAAAGATACATGGAAAAGAGTTTCGTTTAATTAATGACGATACTGTAGAAGCAGTCGTTGAAGATCCACGAGGTATAAAGAGAGCATAAAATGGCAGAAGCAGCACAGAACCTTTCTGAAAAAGATCCAGACCAAGAGGAAATGTTTGAGATTGAGGTTATTGATGATACGCCTCAAGAGGATCAACCTTTTGTAAAGGATGATCAAGTTGATGATGAAGAACTTCAGAATTATGGAAAAAGAGCGCAAGATCGAATAGGTCAACTAAAGCGCGAGTTTCATGACGAAAGACGAGAAAAAGAAAAAGCGGCTCGTCTTATGGAGGAGTCAGTCAATGTATCTAAAAACCTTCATCAACAAAATCAACAGTTAAGGCAAGCCCTGCAAAGTGGTAATAAGGCTTTATTTGAAGTAACAGCATCAAAAATAGATGCCGATGTAGAAGCCACACAAGCCTTATTAAAAGAGGCACATGAAAATGGCGATGTGGATAAAATCGTTGAGATGCAAACAAAACTCAATGAGATTATTGTTGATCGTCAAAGAACGGCTCAATTACAACAACAGCAAGAGCAACAATATCAACAAGCGGCGCAAGCACCTCAACAACAGGCTCAAGTGCCTGAAGTTACTCTAACGCAAAAAGACACTGACTGGATTAGAGAAAATCCTTGGTTTCAAAGAAATGAAGAACTAACGGGCTTTGCGATGGGTCTTCATAAAAGATTGGTGCAAAATGGTGTTCATCCTCAAGGTGACGATTATTATCGTCTAATAGATAGTGAAATGAGAAAAGTTTTTGATATTGACGCAGCTAATGAAAAATATAAGAATGGCGAAACTTTGAATGCTGGTGATCTGGGTATTCGTGGCCAATCTGAATCAGGAGATGATTCTGTAGAGATTGCCCCAGAAAACACAGCGGCTCCCGTGGTAGCCCCTGCAACTAGAAATAGCGGTAGGAAACCATCGCGACAAGTAAAGCTCACGAGATCTCAAGTTGCTCTCGCTCGAAAACTTGGGATAACGAATGAACAGTATGCGACACAAATGTTGAAGGATAATTAAAATGCCGAAGCAAGATAAAGAACTGTTCGATCAAGAGCGCGAGTCCCGTATCGCCACCAGTAAGGCTGCTACCGAAAGCCGAGAAATGAGTGAGCGCGAAAAAAGCTGGCAACCGCCATCTTTGCTGCCTGATCCAGAACCTGTTGATGGATATGTGTATCGTTGGATACGCACATCAACTTTAGGGGAAGCAGATAATACAAATGTTTCGCAGCGTTTTCGTGAAGGTTGGGAACCTGTAAAGATACAAGACCATCCTGAGATGCAAGTTCTTTCAGATCAAAACTCAAGATTTGAAGATTGCATCGAGGTAGGCGGTCTTTTGCTTTGCAGAACTGCCAAAGAAAATATGTCGAAGCGTGATGAATATTATCAGCAAAAAACACAGCAGCAGATTGACGCGGTTGATAACAGCTACCTTAGAGAAAATGATCCAAGGATGCCTCTGTTAAAACCAGAAAGGCAAACAAGGGTTGGATTCGGTAATGGTCGCTCATAAGTAATTATGAGTATTTTTCAACTGTAAGATGCATTAAGGAGGACATTATGTCTGATACTGCTGCACCTTTCGGTCTGCGCCCCATAGGTCGCCTTGATTCTGGTGGACTTCAAGTAAGCCGTCAGTATCCTATCGCTTCTGGTTATGGGACTAATATTTGTTTTGGAGACATCGTTCAACTAGTTGACGGTGGCACTGCGACAACTATTGAAAAGCAGTCTGCAACGGGTGATGACTCAACAGAAATAGATATGGTTGGTATTTTCATGGGTGTTCGTTTTACCGATCCCAATACCAGTCAACTTACATTTAGCCAAAAATGGCCAGCAAGCACAGTAGCTTCTGATGCTATGGCGTATGTATGTGATGATCCAAACGTACTATTTACCATTCAAGCTGATGGCGCACCAACTAATACGGGTGACATCTATGGTAAAAATACGCTCTTGGTTCAAACCGCACCTAACACGACACTAAACATTAGTCGTGTTGCTCTGGATATTTCAGAACTCAGCACGGATGCTCAAAATCCAATAAGAGTTATTGATTATCTTGGCGGTGATCTTGGTGATGAAAAAGGAACTTCATTCCCTATATTGGTGTGCAAGTTTAATTATCATCAGCATACATCTACCACTGGTTCAGCTTAAAGGAGTTTGAGTTATGGCTATAGCAAGAACACAACTCCTCAAAGAACTTTTGCCGGGGTTGAATGCGCTGTTTGGTCTTGAGTACGAAAAGTACGAAGACGAACACACAATGATCTACGAAACTGAAAGTTCAGATCGTAGTTTTGAAGAGGAAGTAAAACTGAGTGGTTTCGGTTCTGCTCCTGTAAAACCAGAAGGTGAAGCGATTGCGTTTGATACAGCGCAGGAGTCTTTCACTGCAAGGTATAATCATGAAACGGTTGCTATGGGTTTCTCCATCACTGAAGAAGCGATGGAAGATAATCTTTATGACAGTCTTTCTGCTCGTTATACCAAGGCTCTTGCAAGGGGTATGGCTTACACGAAACAGACAAAAGCCGTCACGCCACTCAATAACGGTTTTACTAGCTTCCAGTCTGGTGACGGGGTAACGCTGTTTAACACGGCTCACCCAACGGTCGCTGGAGGAAGTAATCGTAACCGTCCGACAACGGCGGCAGACCTCAATGAAACCACTCTCGAAAATGCTGTAATTGATATTGCGGCATATGTAGATGAGCGTGGTTTGTTGATTGCTGCTCGTCCTCGTCGTTTGATTATTCCACCTGCTCTGACGTTTGTAGCAACTCGTGTGTTGCAATCAGATCTGCGTGTTGGAACTGCTGACAACGACATTAACGCTATCAGGACAAATGGTTCTATACCTGAAGGTTATGAGGTCAATCATTATCTGACTGACACCAATGCCTTCTTCATCATTACTGATGTTCCAAATGGTATGAAGCATTTTGAAAGAACCCCCATGCAAACAAGCATGGATGGTGATTTCGATACTGGTAATGTTCGTTACAAAGCTAGGGAAAGATATTCCTTTGGTGTATCTGACCCTCTTGGGATTTACGGTTCTCCCGGTTCTACCTAACCGTAAATGGGGGAGGGCTTTGCCTTCCCCCTTTCTTGTTTATCCTGACGGCGAAAGCCGACACTAGCCAAGACAGGAGGAAACATCATGGCTGTGCATTTTACTGGGGAAGTTCTTAACGCAGGTAAGAATAATCCTCGCAAGTGGTTTGAAAACCTACCCGTTTCAATTAGTCCTGATTATGTCGTCTACATGGATGACTTCACAGGTGTTGCTTTAGACACCACGAATGATTGGACTTTAATTAAAGATAGTAGTGCTACGGCTGCTCTAGGGGCAGACGCTGAGAGCGGCACTCTTGTTCTGACAAGTCAGGCTACAACTGATAATGATGGTGCATCCGTACAAGGTAATGAGATTTATGCGTTGTCTTCAACCAGAGATATCTGGTTTGAAACTAAGCTAACTCCTACTGATGCAGAGGGTAATGCAATGGATATATGCGTTGGCCTTACTGTAAACTTTGCTACGAACCCTGAAGCTATGCTAACAGCGGCTGATCGAATTGTTTTTCAGGTTGATGATGGCGACAGCAACATTGACTGCGTAACAGAAAAAGATGGTACAGCAACGACTACTGATAGTGGCGTAGACATTGAAAGTGGGACGGCTGTAACGCTAGGTTTTCATGTTAAGGGAACTAACTCTGTAGAGTTTTTTGTAAATCGTAATCTTGTTGCGACACATACAACAAACCTGCCAGATGATGAAAATTTAGCGATTGGTGCTATGGAGTTATCAGGTTCTGCAACTGGAACCAAGTCTATGGCTATTGATTATTTGATGACTGTTCAAAATAGGTAGGAGCTTGATATATGGCTTCTAAACCTAAAGCGAAGAAAGCTGCTGCCCCCAAAAAGGCAGCAGCTAAAAAGGTAACAGTAACAAACAATCTCCCACCGCGAGGTAGTGCTGAATATAAGTCACTTGTCTTGCAGGGAAAAATTAAGGAGTAGACTATGGCTGATGCAGTAACTACTCAAACCATAATCGATGGTCCTAGAGAAGCTGTTTTAAAATTTACAAATGTCAGTGATGGAACTGGGGAAAGTGCTGTTGCAAAAGTAGATGTTTCTGCTTTATCAACGAAACCCGGAACAGAAGCTGCTTGTAATAAATTTACCATAGATGAAATATGGTGGCAGTGTATTGGCATGAAAGTACAGTTATTCTTTGATGCCACTTCTAATGCCCTCATAACAGAGTTGGGGGAGAGTGCTGGAGCGCATCATGATTACACAGTATTTGGCGGCATTCCTAATAATGCTGGCAGCGGTGTTACAGGCGACATACTTTTTACCACTGTAGGGCATTCAGCTAATGACACCTATACAATAATTATAAGGGGTCATAAGGGATATGCGTAATGGCTTCCAAGTATCCCGGTGTTAAAAGACTTCCTTCTGGAGGGATAGAATATCGCGGCAAAAAGTTTGCTGGATTTAATAAACCTCGTAAATCAGATCGCGCCGGGAAAAAGGGAATGGTTCTCGCCAAGGAAGGTGAGAAGATAAAACTAATCCATTACGGTGACTCTTCAATGGGTCATAATTATTCTGCTGCTGCTCGTAAAAGTTTTAAAGCTCGTCACGCTAAAAATATAAAAAAGGGAAAGATGAGTGCAGCTTTCTGGGCAAATAAAGAACTTTGGGGAGGACCGGGTAAGTCCAAGAAATCCCCTCCTAAGTCCCAGAAACACGTTAAGGGTTTGAAGAGAAAATGAGTATTAATCTTTCCACCATTGTAACAAGCTGTGCTTTAGGAGTTGCTGCGTGGGGCGTTTTGCTTCTGGTTGATTTAGATAAAAAGATTGCTGTTTTTGATGTAACTTTAAAAGAGACAAGATCAAAAGTAGATGAAAATCACAACCTTATCAGATTAGTATTTGAAGAGGTAACCAAAAAAAGTTTAGCTAAAAATGAAAATTAAACAGCAAAATAAAAAACGCAAGATGCAGGGTGGTGGCGTTGCCGAGGATGTTGGTGAGACTGTATCAGGGATAGCAACCCTTTTAAGTTTTTTTCCTGAATATCAGGATACAAAAAGAAAGACAAATAAGTACGGAGCAGATCTTCAACCTGAAATTGCAAAACAAAGAGGGCCAAATAAAGGTTACTTTGAGTAATGCCCTTAACAGCTAAAGGAAAAGAAACATTAAAAGATTTTCGCAAAAGATATGGTAGTAAAAAAGGTGAAGCTGTATTCTATGCGACAATTAACAAAGGTAAGTTGAAAGGAATGGAAGCTAAAAGACCTCGTAAGAAAACGGTAAGAAAGAAAAAGTAATGACAACGAGTGGAACTGCTACTTTTAATTTAGACATCAACGAACTCTGCGAAGAGGCGTACGAACGTGCTGGATTAGAAATGCGTAGTGGTTATGATTTAGCTACAGCTAGACGCAGCATTAACCTCATGGGTTTAGAATGGGCCAATAGAGGTCTTAACTTGTGGCTGGTAGAAGAAGGCAGTGTAACACTAGAAACAGGCACAGCTACTTATACATTACCTGCTGATACTATTGATTTGTTAGAACACGTTCTAAGAACTAATAGTGGAAGCAGCAATCAAACTGACACGGCATTAATCAGGATGTCTGTCAGTACGTTCTCGCAAATAACAAATAAAAGAACCAGCGGAAAGCCAACGCAGATTTATATTGATAGACAGCGAGATGCTCCAACAATTACATTGTGGCCTATTCCTAGCTCTACCCATAATGGAGACTTTGTAAGATACTTTAGATTAAGGCGCATACAAGATACAGGAAGTAAAGGTTCTAATACCACAGATATTCCTGCAAGATTTTTACCATGCATGGTCGCTGGTCTGGCATATTATATTGCTATGAAAAGACCTGAAGCAGCATCAAGAGTTCCAACTCTAAAAGCTATATATGAAGAACAATTTGATTTAGCGGCAGAGGAAGATCGAGAGAAAGCCACTTTAACATTCACACCTTTATCGGATTATTATTCGCTATGAGCAATCCATACGCCAGAGGTAAATATGCTTACGGTTATTGTGACCGCACAGGTTTTAGATATCCTCTGAAAGATTTAGTTTTTGAAATACAAAATGGTGTTCGCACTGGTTTGCGTGTGGGCAGAGATGTAGTTGATCCTGATCAACCTCAAAACTTTCTAGGTAGAATTAGAATATTTGATCCTCAATCTTTGCGTGATCCTCGTCCTGATAGATCACTACAAGAAAGCAGAGGATTTTTTAACTGGCCTACTGTTGGTGACGGTGGTGATCCTCCAGATGGAACAGGTTCAATGAAGCTGACAGTTTCATTGGGAAGTGTAACGGTAACGACTAGCTAATAGGAGAAAATTTATGCCGGGAATGAAAAGAAGAAACATGGGTATGGGCTACAAGCATGGCGGTAGTCTTGACATGAAAAAAATTAAAATGGCTGGTGGTGGCATGGCTGAAGATATGCAAGCTGCTGGTTTTAAAATGATGAAAGATGGTGGTATGCCCATGAACCCAGAAACAGGTAAACCTGTCTTTGTCGGAGATGGCAAAGGTAAAATGGGCCACGGCGGTATGAGCTATGGCAAAAAAGAAAAAATGGGCCACGGCGGTATGAGCTATGGCAAGAAAAAGAAAATGGGTCATGGTGGCATGGGTATGTCAATGAATAGTTCTGACAATGAACGTGCTATGAGACTTGTTCGTGAACAGGACATGAAAATGCAGGATATGCAACGTCCAGATAAAATGATGATGTCTGCTATGTCAGGACGTGACAGGAAGATGGTGCATGGTGGCGCAGCAGGAGCGTTGAGGAAAAAGAAACCAGCATCTCAAACAATGGCAAGAGGTAGTGGAGCAGCACGTCCTCAAATGTTTCGTAAGAATGGCTGATGGCTTGGACTTTTACCACTCTCAAACAAGCGATACAGGATTATACAGATAATTCTGAAACGACTTTTGTTAACAATCTGGATGAAATAATTCGGATTACTGAGAATAGAATATTTTATAATGTTCAGATTCCTGTATTCCGCAAGAATGTCACAGGCACGTTAACAGCGTCTAATCAATATTTGCAGCAACCAACAGACTTCTTAGCAAGTCTTAGTCTTGCTGTGACGAGTGGTAATGACAGATTCTATCTACTTCCAAAAGATGTCAATTTTATAAACGAAGCATTTCCTGATTCTACTGAAACAGGTGTTCCAAAATATTATGCCATATTTGATGACGACTTCTTCATTGTAGGTCCAACGCCTAATAGTAATTACTCCTCTGAGTTGCATTACTCTTATCAACCAGAAAGCATTACCGTTTCTTCTGACGGTACAAGTTGGTTAGGGACTAATGCAGAGGATGCATTGCTGTATGGTTCTTTACTAGAGGCTTATACTTTTATGAAGGGTGAATCAGACATTATATCAAATTACGCAACAAGATTTGAGCAATCTGTACAAAGACTTAAAAATCTTGGTGAAGGTAGAAATAGAAAAGATCAGTATCGTGGCGGTGCATTAACAGTGGAAGAAACATAATGTTTGCAATGAAGATGGATATCTCAGATGACTACAAAGTTGATGTGGCTACAACTCATAATCGTGGTTGGACTACTCAAGAAGTTTCTGAGAGATGTGTGGCAAAAATTATGTCAGTATCTGAAAATGCTCCCCCGGTTATAAAAGATCAAGCATTGGCTTTTCAAAATGATCTTAGGTATGTGGTTGAGTATTACATGAGAGAAGCGATTAAAAGTGATAGAACCACTGTAATGAATGCTTTGACACAGGCAGGACATCCCAAGCTGGCTGAAATGATTAGGAGAATTTAGAATGTCTATAACTCAGGCAATGTGTACATCTTTTAAAGTTGAACTGTTAAAAGGTGTACATAATTTTACGAACAGCACAGGTAATAGTTTTAAACTCGCGTTGTATCTTTCTACGGCAAGTTTAGATGCAACCACAACAGCTTTTACATCGAGCGGTGAATCATCAGGCACAGGTTACTCTAGCGGTGGATCTGCTTTAACTAACGTAACACCTACAGCGAGTAGCACAACAGCCATAACTGATTTTGCTGATCTTACGTTTTCCTCTAGTAGTGTCACAGCAAGAGGTGCAATGATCTATAACGATACAGCAACGGGAGATCCTGCTGTGTGTATCCTAGATTTCGGTGGTGATAAAACGTCCTCATCTGGCGATTTTACAATCACATTTCCAGCAGCAACTGCAACAGCAGCGATTATTAGGATAGCTTAGATAGTATTATGTCGTCAGTAACAGGATGGGGCAGACAGGCTTGGGGTGATGGACCTTGGGGTCAACCTGTGCCTATTTCTGTTACGGGTGTAAGCGGTACTACTGGGTTAGGATCTGTTAGCGTTAGTGCAGATGCTAACGTAACATTGACAGGTCTATCAGCTACGTCATCAGTTGGTGATGTTACAATTTCAGCTAAAGCTAATGTTGCGACTACTGGTGTTTCAGCAACATCTGGTTTGGGTTCAGTTACTGTTGTTGGAAATGCAAATGTATCTCCAACAGGCGTTTCAGCAACTAGTGCTGTCGGAACAGTAACGGCGGTAATACCTATTGATGTATCAGTAACAGGTGTAAATGCAACATCGAGCTTGGGTTCTGTTACAGCAACAGGGACGGCTAACGTCACAGTTACAGGCAATGTAGGGACATCCTCATTAGGATCTGTAACAGTTATAACTGTTACATTCGTTGATGTAACTGGATTGGAAGCAACATCAGGTCTAGGAAGTGTAGAAGCATCTTTACCAACCACAGTAAATGTGACAGGAGTATCTGCTGAATCTTCTTTAGGAACTGTTAATCTTTGGCCTAATATTATACCGGGTGAGATTACGTCTTGGACATTAGTTGTTGAAGGATCTACGGCTACTTGGTCGCTGGTGGATGAAGATTCTACTGCTACTTGGTCTTCTATAAATGAGTCATCAACGACTACTTGGTCAAATATTGAGACTGATCAGACCGCTGATTGGAAGAATGCTGCTTAACTAAGGATATACCAACATGGTTAGTACATATGTAAATGATCTTAGACTTAATGAATTAGCAACTGGGGATGGTTCTGGAACTTGGGGCGACACTACAAATACTAATCTTGAACTCATTGGAGAGGCTTTGTCATTTGGAACTGAAGCCATCACCACAAATGCAGATACTCATACATCGACAGTGGCAGATGGAGCAACAGATCCTGCTAGGTCTATGTATATTAAATACACGGGAACCTTAGACTCAGCTTGTACTATAACCATAGCTCCCAATACATTATCGAGACTTCATTTTATTGAGAATGGAACTAGCGGATCTCAAAATATAATTATTAAACAAGGATCTGGAGCAACAGTAACTATAGGTCCGGGCGATGTTAAAGCTGTTTATCTTGATGGAGCAGGTTCTGGTGCAGCAGTTGTAGATGCTTTTGCTTCATTATCGGTTGTAGATCTTAAAGTTGGAGATGACCTTACGGTTAGCGATGACTTGTTGCTTAATTCTGATGACGCAGTCATAAGTTTTGGCGCAGATGCTGATGTAAAAATTACACACGATCCTGATGATGGATTGTTCTTTA